TTAGAAGAAGAAGAAGAAGAAGCACCAAAAAGCCCTATTGATCAAATGTTAAGCAGCCCGCAAGTTCAGGAAGCGTTAATTGCTGGCGTAATGTCTTTAATGTCTGGACTTATGACAAAAGGTGCGCCAACGGCTATTGCTGGAATAGACGACGAAGCGGAAGCGGTAGAAATTTTAAGATCATTAATGAATAAAGGCGTTTCTATTGATCATTTGAGAAAATTAAATGAAATGAGCAGCGCTAAATTATCTTCATTGTTATTTATGTTATAATGGCCAGAAACAATTTTTTAAAAGACAATAGCAGTTTAATTATTGGCCTGGTGGTGCTTTATTTTGGATATACCAAAGTAATAAAGCCGCTACTAGAAGGCGTAGGCTTATCTAAAAGTGATGAAGAAATTGAAATTGAAAAGCAGACAAGCAACCCAGGAAGCCCCTGGAACCCTAACTATTGGCGCAAAGGCGGTGCAACGCTTATTAGAGAAGCGGACGTTCAACGATTTGTTAATACAATTTGGAACGCACCAGGATATATTAGTGACGATTTTGACGCTGTTTTAGGCGTATTTAAACAATTAAAAACTAAAAGCCAGGTTAGTTACCTAGCGGATAAGTTTAACCAAATGAAAGGTAAGGATCTATTAAATTGGTTGCAAGGCGGTGGCGTTTTAAGCTGGCCAGCTGATAGATTTAGTGCGGAGCAAGTAAACCAGTTAATAAAATACGTTAACGGTTTAAAAAACTATTAAGATGAAAAATAAGGGCGGTTTAATTATATTACTTTTATTAGCTGGCGTAATTGTTTACGCGGCTACTAAAAAACCAAAAAGAAGGGGATCTATTGAAATTGGGCCACTGGAAGGGGAATTCATTACGGATCCAGCAGATTTATTAAGCGACGAAGAAAAATCAATGTTTGAAATATGAGCAACAAAAATTTAATGTTATTGGTGGCAGCGGCCGCAGCTTACTATTTTTTCTTTATGAAAAAGAAACCAGCTGAATTAATTACCTCACCTGGTATGCCAGATCAACCAGCGGAGCCAGTGGCAATGTTGCAACCAATGATCCAGACAGAAAGCGTTTCTATTGTGGACGAAATTAAAACGTTTAGTGAAGGCAACCCACAACCGCAACATAGCGAAGGTATTTATCAAAATTATTACGTTAACCAGGTTAGTGGAGTTAAAAAAATGGGCGTACCGTTCACAATTTAATTTTACTTTCACCTTTAATTAAAATATGATGGCAAGTTTTAAAGTAGGAGCCGAACTTATAAATTACGACGTAAACTTTACAACATACGACGTAAGCGGATATGTTACAAGTGATTGTAACAGTATTTTGTTTATCAATTACGGATCCAATGCAGTGCAGATTGAAAGTGTAACGCTGCAACAAAATCAAAGTTTACAGATTGAAGGAAACCAGGGTGAGTTTACAACGCGCCGTTTCTTTGCAAACTTTATTAATTCAGGTGGTTTTAACAACCTGGTAACTATTAAGAAAAATTACATAGGATAATGCCAAACATAGATTTATCAATATTAAACCAAAGACAAACGCCAGCGTTTTACGCTGATACGTTAGCCAATAGGCCCGCAGCTGGTTTTGTTGGTAGGATCTTTGTATCTACAAATACATTTGCGTTTTATCGCGATAACGGTACTGGCTGGGATCTAATCGGTGGGCCAGGTACTGGAACAATTACTGGATCTGGTGCAGCGGGGCAAGTTTCTTTTTGGAACGGCGCCAGCACAATTACTGGTGAAAATAATTTGTGGTGGGATAGTGCAAATAATCATTTGGGTATTAACACAAATACACCAGCAACAGCGCTAGATGTAAACCACAATGGTACATTGGTAGCTAAATTTAATAATACTACAAGCGCCAATAGCTTGATAGCTTTTGAAAATGCTGGTAATGAACAGTGGTGGATTGGTACAGAAAATACAAACAACGACTTTTTATTTTATGACGCTACTAATTTCCCGACTTTATCACTTAGGACGACTTTTAAAACAAGTGGCCAGGTATTAATTGGCGGTGGATCAACTGGCAGCGGTAAATTAGTGGTGGAAAGTGCAACAAGCGACAACGGTATTCAAATTGTAGGCGCAAGCGCACCTTCTTTGCGTATTGATAGCGCTGCAACTGGCCCAACTAAAAGAATTGGCCTAGGTATTTCAACAGCTACAAATAACTTTATCCAGGGAAGTGCTGATAGGGATATGTGTATATTTAACGGATCCACAACAGCCAGCCCAATGTTATTTGGTATTTACGATACTACAAACGTCCAGGAAGCTGCTAGAATATCGGCGGCACGAAATTTTTTAATAGGTACAACAACAGATGGCGGTCAAAAATTACAAGTTAATGGCGGCGCTAGAACAACTGGATATTTTTTAGACGGTATGACGTCTGGTGCTGGTGCTTTGTATTATGGTAGTATAGAAAATAGAGTTACACTTGCAAATTACAATGCTAGTGGAATTTTAGTTTTTGAAGTAAATGGCGGCGCAGAAGCAATGAGAATGAATGCTTCAAGTGAATTACTAATAAATAGAACATTAGATTTTAATGCAGGAACATACACAACACAAAGTTTACAAGTAAGAAATGGAATAGGTATAAATTCAGATTTATTAGATCAAGTATCAAGATTAACTTTAATTGGTGATAGTACAACTGGTAATGGCATAATTGATTGGGGCGGTAATGGAAACTTTGATTTAATATTATCAAATAATGGAAATACCAGAGCAGTAATAAAAGGTACTGGAAACCTACTTATCGGCACAACAACAGACGCGGGATATAAATTAAATGTAAATGGGGTAGGTAATTTTTCAACATCAATACAAGTAAAAAAAGATGGCTCTAATTCTGCAAGTGATGCATTAACCCTTGTTAATGCAGCTGGCAATAGATATTTTAATTGGCAGTTAGATGCAAATGGAAATTTAGCTGGATGGCGTTATTCAGGAGCTGGATTTTTCCAATGGTTAGATGTTAATTATGCTAATGGTACAGCTACATTTTCAAATAGCGTAAACATTGGTAATTCAGTATCAGCAGCAGTTGCAGCACCAAGCACACACAAAGTATCAATATTAATTAACGGAGTACAATATTACTTATTAGCTTCAAACATATAAAATTATGAAACAAATACAACCTATTTCAATTTGGGTTAACGGCGAACAACAAACAGCAACCGTTTTTAACCTAATTATTATCAACGACAATTTATTAAATTCTGCAACGTTTTACTGGCAGTTATTAGACGCGGACGCTTCTAAACTAGCAGACGGAAATTTAACAATGGGGGAGCCAGATTATGACGTTTGGGGATCTAGCGCAGATATTAACCTAGCAGCGTACCAGTGGGCCGCTAGTCAACTTAACATTACACTAGCTTAATTAATCTTTAAAATACAAAACCAATGGAAACAAAACAAGCACTTGCAATCATCAAACAAATTTTAGACGCAGCTAGCAAAAGCGGTTTATTTGAAAACTTAACGGCAGCAATGACAGCGGCCGACGCTTACAATGCAATAGCGCGTGAAATATTAAAGGAAGAAAATGGCGACGGATCTGTTATTTAGTATAATTATTTTTGTAGCCGCTGGCGGTGGCTTTTATTTCACAACTAAAAACCGTTTAGATAAAATCGAAATTGATCTATCTAAACACAATAATACCAATACTGAAATATTAGATCGTCTGGCGCGCATTGAAACAAAACTTGATTTTGTAACTAAAAAGTAAAAACAATGTTTAAGAACTGGAAAACAAGTTTATTTGGCCTAGGGGCCGTAATTACTGGGGTTGCAACAGTATTAAAAGGCGACGTGCCAACTGGTATAACAGCCATATTAAGCGGCCTAGGTTTATTTGCAGCAAAGGACAGCGACATTAATTTAAATAACCGTCCATAATGACTAGCCAAACCAAAAAAATATTGGTGGTTACTGTTGTGGCGTTAATCTTATTAAGTAGTACAATGGCAGTAGGAGCAAAGGCTGAGGAATTGATAAAAAGATTTGAGGCCGACGATATTAATAAATATTTAAGGGCCTACATTGATCCAGTGGGAATACCTACAATAGGTTACGGATCTACCTATAATTACGACGCTAAGCGTAAAGTAAGGCTAGGTGATAGTATTACCCAGGAAAAGGCTGTTGAATGGTTAAGGAAGGAAACAAAGTCAATAGTGCCAAAGATCAAAGCACTGGTTAAGGTACCTATTAACCAAAACCAGCTAGATAGTTTAACTAGCTTCGTGTATAACGTAGGTATCGGCGCATTTCAATCTAGCACGCTTTTAAGATTACTTAATAGCGGCGCACCAAAAGAAGAAGTGGCGGCCCAGTTTGATCGATGGAATAAAGGCACTGTAAACGGCCAAAAGGTAGTTTTACCTGGCCTGGTTAGACGTAGAAAAGAAGAAAAAGCGCTATTTTTAGCATAAGGAAGCAAGTTGGTTAGATAAATTTCAATGGTCTAGTACAAAAAGAAAGCCTGGTATGTCTATACTGGGCTTTTTTATGCTCCTACAAAAATAAATTTGGTAGTTTAAACGTTTTTACTATAATTTTACCAAAGACAAACAAAAACCCTAATATATGCACCTAAAAACCGACAGTAAGATCCTGGGCGAAATAGCCAGCTTACAACACAAAATTTTGCGCCTAGAAGCATTACGCGCACTATCACCGTACGAACAATGTACATTTTTTTTCTATTCTAGCAGCGGTAAGTTTTTATCGTTAAACGAAAACGATTTGCCCTTCGATCTTTGCTTTGAAATAAGGATCCTAATAGACGCGGCACTGGAACATTACCAGCACGAAATTAAACGACTAGAAAACAGTTTTCAATGCGACGCAAACTAATTAGATTAGCTGCAATAATATTTTTTATTGCAGTAAGCGTGCCAGTATGTTTATTTACATACAGCGGCGCTTATATACTTTTTTACCTATTTAAAATTTATCACTTTTTAAAACCAACAAAATGAATGAGTATTTAAAAGATCTAGCCGACGGCTTCGGATCAATGAACAAAGTTGAAAACAAAAAAAACGAAAAGCAACCTGACTACCAGGGCTATTTTAAAGCAGACGGAAAATTATTTGAAATTGCTGGCTGGGTAAAGATTAGCAAAGCTAACAACAAGTACCTATCTATTGCCGTAAAGGAATTTACTGAAAAGCAACCAAATAACGAACTTTAAAAATTAAAAAATGACATCTAAAAGAATTATTTTAATATCAAATAATGACGGTATAAACATTGATTTATGTGGTACAATACCAGATTTTACAGCACTATTAGTAAGTGCTTGTGATGACGCACCACATATAAAAAAAGCAATGGAACTTGCTTTACAATATCTTAATCAAAAAAAATTAGAAAATGAAAATAGATAAAAACGCACCAGCTTTTCCAGTTATGCCAGTCCAGGATCAATTTGGCCGCCTAGTGGCACCGATACCAGGACTAACAAAATACGAACACGTTTTATTACAGATCCTTTGCGCCAAAGAAATGCAAAATAATCATAGTAAAATAGGACTATCAACACTTTTAAAAGAATGTGAAACACTAGCAAACGAATATTTTTTAACCCTAGAAAAAATAGAAAATGAAAAAGAAGCTAACCCAGTTATTTCAATTAACTAACAACCAGCAAGCTGTAATAGCCCTAATTATTGCAGCTGTATTAACCGCTTTTTTACAAAGGATCTAATGACAGACGGACAAAACAAAATAACCTTAGAAGAAAAACTAGCACAGCGAAAATACAAGCCCGATTTCATACCCCCCCCAAGCCAGGTAATATTCACTATTGACGATAAACCCATTGGAACGATCCAAAATTTTATCGTTTTTAGTGGATTACCAAAGGCGGGCAAAAGTACTTTTTTAGCCGCTGCAATAGCTTCTGCATTTCAACCTGGCGAAGTGTTTGGAATGAAGGTGCATTTCCCAGAAGGAAGGCGCAGAATAGCTTATTTTGACACTGAAAGCAGCGATTTTGATTTTTACAGACAAGTTAATAAAATAAAGCATTTCGCTAATTTAAACAACCTACCTACCTGGGCGGACTGTTTTACAGTCCGTGAGGACGGCCCAAGCGAAATAAGGGCCTTAATCGTTAATTATTTAGAAAATAACCCAGATTGCCCGATCGTAATAATTGACGGCCTTTTGGATCTTATTTTTGACTACAACAGCGAAATAGAAAGCCGCAAGCTGGTGAACTGGTTTAAAAAACTTACTAAGATTTACAACTGTCTATTTGTGGGCGTACTTCACCAGGGCAAAGGCCTAGGCGCGCAAACATTAGGGCACCTGGGATCAAATTGTGATCGCTGGGCTTCTAGCACCTTAGAAATAATTAAAGACAAAGACAAAAAGACCTTTACATTACAGCCGAGGTTTTTACGATCTAGTGAAGATTTTGA